CAGCAAGATCGACGCTGGTGCTCATCGGTCACCGCCCAAACAGGAGAGGAGCCTGAAGACCGGTGTCGTAGGTGGCGTAGAACTTCAGGCGAACAGCCGCCAAACTCGTCGGACTGCCAGCACCCACAGTGAACGAGACGCGGATCAGTTCACGCGGTGTAAAGGAGAAGTTTACAGTTGCCGGAATCAGCTTGGGAGTCCCACGCACCACGTCAACTCCGTTGATGAGACTGAGCACACAAACAGGCACAGTGCCGTTGAACGGGCTGTGATCCATCCCGATGACCCAGAGGTTCGACGTATCCCCCGTGATCGTCGTCTCCGTCAACACCTCCAAGTTGATGAACGCGCCCAGCATGTCCGGCATGCGAAGGTAACCTTCGAAAGCGGCTGCCTTGCCGATCATGTCGAGCGAAGCTACGTTGCTACTCGGACCGCCACCGCGCAACATCTGTTGAATGCCCGCGGCGTTCAAACCCGCAAGCACCACATCCGCCCAGTACTGCCCAGAGCCCGCCGGCTCCTGAGTCGCTGCGGTGATCGCCACCGCGCACGCTGGATACGTGCCCGCAACACGGACCTTCATCTTGCCCAGATTGGGGATCGTGCCAGAGGCGGCCACGAAGTCGCCAACCAGCACACTGCCCGCCGTCACACCACTGTCAACGCGAGCGCGCACCCGCCCGATGTAGTCCACCGGTCCGTAGGTTCCGGCAGGAATGTCTCGGAGCGCCACACCCACAAGGTTGGTAGTAGCGTCAGCAGTCAACTTCTTGACACGAAGAGCGGAATCGGTAGTAGCGGGACCACTGGTATCCCACTCCACCAACTCGCCACGAAAGATAGTTGCGGAAGCTTCGCCGTTGAGGAAGGTTGCGCCCTGCCCCTCGTCGTATCCCGCATTCGTAACACCTGCACCCATAAGTCACCTCACCCGTTGACGACGAGGACAGACTGGAACCGGGAATTGCTCAGGGTAAGTGCCCCAGCAAACAGAAGGAACGCGACTTCCGCGTCCTGAGTCAGCGGCTTCTCGGGAGCCACTGGCGAGAAGTTGCGATCGCGATAGATGCGCAACTTGAGGAAGTTGGTGTTGAGGAAGTAGATGTTCCAGGGAGTGGCGACGCTAGGAGTCGTCACACCGTTGCCGATGCAGTTGCGATTCCACATCAGCGTCACACCGTCGATCATGATGTTCTCGTAACCGAGATCCATCATCGTCTGGTTGACGAGGCGCTGCTTGCCAGCGTTCTGGTTGATGATCGCCTCGAACGGCTCAAGTGGGCACACACCCATCTTGGGCGACTCGCGACCTTCGCGCGCCTTGTTGATCGCGCTCCTGCACGCCTGGGTGATCGTGGCAACAGTGCCGTTGGTGGTCTTGTTCTTCCACCACGTCTCGACCGCGCGGTTGATACCGCCAACGGTGCCCGCGGGAGTCTCCTCCACAAACTCATCCAGACCCAGGATATCCTTCACCCCCTTCGTGGTTTGGTCTGCGTGCAGGTGCTGGTCAAGCAGCGAGATCATGGAGTTCTCGGCTACTTGCGCCTTGGAGGCCCACAGATTGATGCGGGCGAGAGGGCCGGAGTTGCGAATGCGCTCCAAGCCATTCATGGAGGGGCTCACACTATACTGCTTCCAGTTGTAGGTAGCAGCGGTGAACTCGTCTTGCGCGGTGATGGAGAGTGCGTCCCAGCCAGTGTATGACTGAGCGTTGCCGTTGAGAGTCCACTGAATCACTTCTTGCAGGTAGTCGCCGCCGTCCTCCATCTGGACGCGACCAGCTTCCCGCAGGTAAGCGAAAGTGGGATTACCCAGCGTCACGTTGTCGGCGATACGCGGTCCGATCGCCTGCAACGTCATCGCGGGGACACTAGTGATGGTTGGTGCCATTCAGTCCTCGAACTAACCGATGAGGTTTTGCAGCTTCAGAACAGCGTGACGGGCCGCGTCCTCAGTCGTCTTGAACTTACCGCGATCCTGCAAACTCGCTTGCAAGGAGGCGATCTGTTCGTTCAGACCTGAAGGCGGTGAACCTCCCCCATGCTGTTCTGAAACAGGGGGGCGATTCATGCGCGGAGTGTTGTTAGACACCATGCGCGCGTGTTCGTAGGCAAGAGCGAGTGAGGTGCCAGGATGCTTCGTGAGAATCCTCTGCATCTCATTCACATAGTTTCCGAGATCGGGGTGAGCAGCGGCGAACTCCCGCATGTCGCGCTGAGCTTTGGTCTCGCTCGCGCGCTCCTGCTTGAGAGATTGGATGTCACGGCGCAGTTGTGCCAGCTCGCTGTCTTGGGGCTGGGGCTGCGTGCGGCGACCGTTGCTACTCTGCGATTGCTGCTGGCCGTAGGCGAGGATGTGCTGACGCATCCCCTCGTCACTGGTGAGCGTGCGCCAGTGATTTGCCTGCTCCACCTCGTTGCTGTAGCCCTCGTGCAGACGCTGAACGCGCTCCTGGATGAGCGAAAAGAGGCGCTGAGGATCGCCGGCCGCTTGCTGAAGCTCTTGCGCGCTGGCGAAGTTCTCGATGTCCGCGAACTGCGCTTGCTGGGGCTGCTGAGGCTGCTCCTCTTGCGGGAACTGACCCTCCTGCGACACATCCCGGATCGGGGGAGGCGTGTGAGGGACACGCGGCTGCATCGGCACGCCGATCGTAGGGTTCGGAGTGGTGGAGGGGAGAGTAGTAGGGTCTGCTGCAATCTGCATAGGTCACTCTGTAGGGATAGGGATGACGCGTTCCATGTCCATATCGGGGGGAGGTGGAGGCAGTTCTACCTTCTCACCACTCTGCGCGCGCTTCATGATGGAATCGACCACCTTGTCGTCGATGAGGGGCTTGCGCACTACCTTGGGGTTGCTCTTGATGTCGTAGGTGAGCTTGTTCTGCGCGCAGTAGGCGTCACGCTGTGCGCGGGTCTCGAAGGTAGGGGCGCCGGGAGCGTTCGGCTCAGTGTAGGGCTTGAACGTGCCTACGTGCAGGCGCGGGCCATCCTTCATGCGCGAGTTGTTGACGCCGCAGTTGCAGTGCTCACTAGGACGGTAGTAGGTGTTGCACTTGTGGCAGATGCGGGAAATAAGAGTGCGCGGCATAGGTCACCCTAGTTCATTGCTTGCGCCAGCCATAGCCGGCATTTCAGGAAGGTTGGACTGCGACATGCCGCGCGCTTGATTCGCTTCACTCATCTCACTACCAGATGCGAGATCGGTGGTAGACTTCGCACTTTGAGCGCCAACCTGCACTTGCTGTGAAGTGAGTGAGTCCAGCATCTGGATGTGCATTTGCAGGTGCATCTCGATGAGCTGGAGCCCCATGGGGTTGGTCTGCTGGAGCTGTTGGGCTGCCGGCGAAGCAAGGAACACCTGGATCACATCAACGTGCGACTTCGCATCCTCGTCCATCTGGGGCTGCACAGGAATGCCCGCCAACATCATCGCAATTTCGAGCCACTGAAGCTCCCGCTGGTTGCTCGCAGTCACAGGGCCTAGCAACTCCTGCACGTTCTCGATGCCCATAGCGCGCCAAGAGTTCGCTACGATCACTTGGAGAGGAAGCTGCGGCAAGTAAGGCTTGAGCTGGATCGCCATGTTGAGAACGGCAGTCCACTTCTGGAGGTTCTTCTGCTCGTTGGCGAACTTGGTGGATTCGAAGCGGACGCGGATGTCGGGAATGTCACCGCTCTGCTGATCGGGGCCGAAGGTGCGCCACTCTACGCTGCCACCTGTGCCAGTACGACGAATCACATAGTCGCGATCTACGAAGGATTGGAAGAGACCTACGAGGGTCATGATTCCCTCCTCGCAGAAGTCTTGTACGATGTCGAGCTTCTCTTGCTCGCGCACACTGGCGCTACCTTCGATGATCTTCGCTTCAGTAGCGGTACGAGCAGTTGCGGCGCCACGGCGGTTTTCTGTGACGCCGCTGATCTCCTTCGCAGTTTCGATCAGGTAGCCGAGCATCGCTTGAGATTCGGCGGTCACCTGGGGGAACTCAAGCGGCATCACAATGTCCTTGGGAGGACCCTTCACTTCGATGGTGCCGCGCTCTGCGCCTTCGATAATTGCGATCGCCATCTTGCCGTCTACACACGCTTTGGTGTCAATCGCGGTGATGCGGCCGGTGTTGGTGATACCCTCCATCGTGCGCTGGACGAGGCGATCCGCCATCTCCTGAAGAGGCGCCCATGCTTCGAAGTCCGACATAGGAGGCTCGTCTGGCACTTCGTTCAGCGCGAGCCGGTGAATGGGGTAGGTAGACCAGTTCTCACCAAGCATCTCATCCCACGAGACACTCAGGAGCGGTGTTGGTGCGCCCTCAAGAAGCGTAACCATCTGACGGTGCAGATGCAGGTCGCTGAGGTCGAGATCATACGCCCACACTTCCCACAGAATACCCATTCCCGTGAGACCGTTCTTGTAACGCTGCTCATCAGTGCCACCACGCTCAGTAGGATCGGCATAGGGGAGGTAGGAGAAAGAAGAAGTGGAGAAGGTGTTGAACCCGTTATAGGAACCGCGCCCTAACTCCATGATGTTGGAGGGGATGTGATAAGCGCGAGTGCGTTTGATTTCACTGAGCGGCTTCACGTAGCGGAGTGCGATGAAGCGCGAACGTAGGGGATCGCGGTCTGGGGAGAGCGGATCTACTACTACGTTGTGGGGTGCCATGCGCACGCAGAACGGTCCATCCCTCAGCAAGTGTGATACGGGATCCGCACCTGTTTCACCTGTGGATTGCCGTCTGCGTGCGCGTGACTTGGGCTTCGAAGAAGGAGCAGATGCGCCGAGCTGATAACCGGAGGTGGCGAGCATCTGAGCGATGAAGCCAGTGGGAGCCATGGGAGTAGCAGCGGCGCCGTTGAGCGGCTCTTCACTGTCTTGGTCGTAGCGATTGCGACCAGTCCACCCCCACTTGTGCCAACCCTCGCCGAAGCAAATGGCGTCGAGAACGGTGCGCTTGCACTCACGCTTGAAGCCGATCGTCGGAAGCGCTTGGTTGAGCAAGCCTTCCCACACGGGCGCGTTGGGTGCGTCGCTCTCTTTCGCCGGCAACACGTCCACGTAGGGATCACGGGCGAAAATCGCGGGAAGCTGCGTGCGAGCGTGCAGGTAGACGAGGTTCACTGAGAGTGAGTCCAGGTCTACGCCAGCCGCCTTGATCGTCGCTTCGTCCATGCCACGACGACGGAAACGACCGACCAGGAGATCCCGCCAATGGTTCCAACGCTGGCGAAGCGACTCGTCCTTCTTCCATCCAGATTTCACCCAACCGAATAGCTCAGACGTGCGCTCCTCATTCAGGCGCACACCGCCGGTGGTGCTCTTGCTGGATCGGGATACCATCTATGGGGGTGCTATCACTTGCGCCAGTTCGCGTCAACTCTAATCTGGGAGGATTTCGAGCGCTGCGTCTACGGGATTGTGCTGACGCCACTTACGGGAGGAACCCTTAGGAGGCCATGGGAAGGATTCACCCCACGAGCCAGCGGGCATCGAGCGCTCTGGGGGGTAGTGGGGACGACCGGCGAAACGCGCGAAGTCGGCGAGACATACGAGAAGTACGTCGTGGCCGAGTGAACCGGTGGACGACATCTGATCGCATTCTTCCTTCAGGTCGTTGAAGCGCTCGAAGCCGTCTACTACGTAGAGGAGACCACGACGCATTACTGGTTCAAGTGCGAGAATGCGGGATGTGCGCATCGCGTCGGGGCGGTCGATTTCTTCGAATGGAATCGCGTCGTAGCGTTGATCGTTGACAGCCGCCATTGCGGGCTTGAGAGTCTCTTGCAAAAGCTTGGTGGGTGCATACACTCCGTCAAGGTTGTATGCATGAGTGAGGTAGGTGAGATCCTTCAGGAGACTGTCGGGTGTCCAGCGACCAGTCCATGCGCGGCGAAGGTAGATGCGACCACGGGGATCAATCGACACTAGCACGATAGCGTCGTAGCGGCCTTCGTCTCCGTCTACCCTGTAGTAGACGCTGATGTAGTTCGCGTGCGGCTCTTGCAAATCTTCGCGCAAGCAGTAACGAATGCTGTCGGATCGTAAGATCGCATGCTCAGCAGGAGTTGGATTGAGGAGGTAATTGCAGTTGAATACGTAATCGGAGCCTTCTGTGGATCGAAGCTGCTGTCGGGTTGCTTCGATGACGGCGGGAGTGAAGCGCTCGGGCCAGAGAGGGATCCCAGGTGCGGACCACACAGGGCGCAGGAAGACCCGCAAATGTGGAGAAGCACCCCGCGCAAGCGCTTCCCTCTCCTTGCGAATCTGCCGAGAATAGGTGTCGTCGTGATGCCAGAATGTGCCCACTTGGCGGATGCGGGAGCGTCCTGGATCGTGCCGTAGCTGGAAGCACTCATAGAACCACTCCTCGTGCTTGTCGCGAAGTTCCTTCGTGCGAACATGCTCTTTGTCTAACATGTCGTCAAAGAGCAACTCGTCGTAGTGCTGGGATGTGGCGGATGAACCGAACGAAACGAACGTGCAGGATGCCTCGCCGATGATCGTGCGGGAAGGGACTTCGAATGCGTGGTCTGTCCAGGTGAGACCAGTAGGCTTAGTGCGACCGAGCTGAATACACAACTCGGGGAAGATCTTCCGCATGCGGGGGTTATGCGAGAACTGACGGCGCGTGTCGCGGAGTAGACGGACGCCAGTTGCGTCGCGTGCATTGAAGATCGCGATGCGGGTGTTGGGATCGCGAGCGATGCGCCATGCAGCGTAGCCAATGGTGAGGCAAGAGGACTTAAGGTGACCGCGCGGGACTAAGTGTAGGGTGACGAGATCACTGTCCCACTCTTGCCGCGATCTACATAGCTCCTTGTGGAAGGGGTTGTTGATGTCCTTCCAACCTACTACGTAGCGGTTGAAGAACCAAAGATTGGAGAGCGCTTTCTTACGAATGTCTTTGATTGCAGTGCTCATCCCCATTGCTCCGCCATAGCTTTAGCAATACCGGGAAGAGTGCGAGCACGACGCTTCCAACGATCAGGACCTGGAGACTCGCGATGTACACGCGCTTCACGACCTTCCACAACACATGTAGGTTGAAGTAAGGGAAGATTCTTCAACCAAAGACACGTAGCCTTGGTCTCACCGTGTCCAAATTGCCACGGCTGTATAATCTGATCGGATGGGCGAATCGCTGTAGCAATCTTGCCGATCGGATTTTCCAGCGCAATCCGCGCAATCCGCGCATCAAGAAGCAATCGCACGAAGTCCAATGCTTCTGCTTGCTCTACTTGACGAGTAGACCACCAACGAGCACCACTCACAGCGAGGTATGTACAAGGCGGGTGCGCGATCATCAAGTCCCACGGCTGTGTGAGTAACTCCCGAATGTCGCCGCGATGGTGTGGACCATCTACCTCAGACGAAAGTAAATCACACGACATCGCATCGTGACCACGCGAACGGAATGCGTCACGAACTACCCCAGAGAACTCACACGCCACAAGAACTCGCATCGCTATGACCCCAACGGAAGCCTTCCACCCGCACCATCCAACTCAGGATCACTGTCCACCTCACCACTCTCCGCGAGAGAAAGCGATCGCCCATTCGATGGGTTCGTATCTTCGAGCCGGCGCCGCAACGTGAAGAGTTTGTCTAGGGATTCGAGTAGATAACGGATGTCGATGGGCTTTAGCTCATCTGGAGTGTCTAGTGCAGATGCGAGCTTCAGTTCTACGATGTGCTCTAGCTGGCGCGCATACCTCAGAAGCTTGGTTTCTACGGTAGCACCCTCCTTCATCAGGAGAGAAGCTTCGGATGTTCTACCCGCGCGAAGCGCTTCACGAGCTAAGGACCATGCGTGACGATCCTTGGAGCCAATCGCGTCACTTGTACTCATGCGAGAGAGTGATGTAGCGGTCTTCAGGTCTACACCGTTCAAGTAAGCCCTGCACACTGCCTTCATTCCAGCGATCTTCTCTGAATCGCTAGGGTTAATACACAGGGGACACTGATCCTCAGCAAGCATAGATGGATTGGTACTACTTACCCACCTGTCTGTCAACTCCCCCACACACAATTACTCTAATTTTCTGGCTACTACCCCCACCTACCTCCCCTAAATCTACACGGGGACTCTACTTAGGGGTTTCGGGGGCCCTAGTACTGTACTGTACGAAGTGGTGGAAGTGGTAGAAGGAAGGGACGTAGGGAAAGGGAAAGGGAAAAGAGAGATGGGGAGAGGGGTATG